CAACATTTTTGTTTTGGTCAATTACACCTGAAGTACAATATGTAATAGCGTCTGGCGCTATCTTTACACCCATATTAGAGTTAGGCGAAGTCATACCTTTTTCATTATAGACATACCATTCATTTACTGCCTGGGTCATATCTACGCCTTTAAGACTTCTTTGTTTTTTTATTTCTCTAACTTTACGAATTTTGCGTGGGTCAATATATCTTATCTCCGTCAAACCTAGTTTAGGTTTTTCAGGATCAATAACTTTATGATAATAAACTCTTCCGTCTATATACCATCTTTTAAAAATATCGTGTCCTTTCTCTTCAAATTGCAACAAGTTAAGTATTTCATCAAACTCACTTCTTATTTTGCCTTTGATTTTTTCAGAAAGTTGTAAATTGTCTAGTGATAGACTTACTGATTGATCTCTTTCATTCGATACGATTGACTCATTTACTATGTCATCTATTGCAGTATCTACTTCAGGGTAGATTGCAATTTCTCTATATCGTCTGATTAGTTCTTCTTCATTCTTCGCCCCACCTTCTTGGTCGAGATAAGATCCGAAGTAACCACCAGCAGAGATTGTTGTAGTGCCGTCATCTGGCGTAGGAACGGTGAAACTTTGTGGTGCTCCACCGTCCTTTGCTTTAACGGGTCTGGTTATTTGAAAGCCAAATAATTCAGCCATTTGTATTCCTTTTCATAATATTGTGATACTATTATTTATATGTTAAATTAAGTAGTAGTATCTGTTTCAAAGTACTGATATCTAAAAGTACAACTGAAAGTTTCAACCGCTGAATTATCAGAATAAGATAAGTCAATCGGTGCTAGAGTAGTAGGGAACGAACCTCTTAATGTATAAGTTTTAAGAGTAGATCCATTTCTATCTAACTGGTCAACAAAAGCGTCAACTTGATAGTCAACAGGATTTGTTAAACCTTCGTTATCAGTCATATTATTAATACCATTCATCCATCTTTCCAAACCATTTCTGACTAGGAAGTCTGTGTCGTTTAGTATTGTAACCGTCCAAGGTTCAAATTCTCTATCACCAGCGATGTATAGAGTACGACCTCTAAACGGTATCGGTGTTTCAGAAATTGTCATTCCAGGTAACTGAGCAGTAGTACATAAGAACGCCATTTGTTGCGTCTCACCACCAACTGTCGAGTAACCAGGGAAAGGCATTGTTACCTTGAACTGATTCGCTCTTGCACCGCCTCCAGAGAGACGAGCTTTGAAATCGTTAATATTAGCCATTTTTTATTCTCCTCTTTCTAGTTTAAGCGCCAGCAACTTCAGAAAAGGACACGCCAGTTCTTGTTGCTACGAAGTTTAAAGTTATGAAGTTAATTGAACGATTAGGTTTGATAAAGATATCTGCTCTAAATTCGTTTCTGTCAATTACTTCGCCAGTATTGTTTGTATCATCACATACTACTAAGAAGTCTGTAAGACCTCTTCGTCCTTGTACATCTCTTAAAAACGGTTCTACTGAATTTCTAAATTGTGCTCTTGTAAATTCATCATTGAATTCAAATAACTGAAATTTAGAAGCAGTTGAAATTGCTTTTTCGAGAACGATAAACAATCGTCTAACATTGATACGATCAAATGCACTTGGTTTTGATAACATAGTTTTATCACCAAATAGTACAGTACCTTGACCAGGGAATGTTGCGACAGGATTTATTCTTGCACGATATAAAGTGTCTCTTTGAGATTTGTTAGGACTATAAGCAAGTTTAACAGAACCTCTAATTTGACCTCTATTTAGACCAGCCGGTGAGAACCAAGCGTCTGCTACATTATCTGTACGAGCACAAAGTCCAGCAATATCTCCGTTCAGAGGAACGAATCTATATACATCATTGTACTTATCATACATATATTTGTAACCACTATCTAAAACAGCATATGAAGAAGAAGAAAGAGCGTCAGCAAATTCTTTAACTTTAGCAGTCTGTTCGATAGCGTCTTGAATACTCACAACATCAGCACGAGCAGGTGAAATAAAAGCAACAATATCTTTACGAGATTCTGCAACATCAATTACAGCAGTCGCCTTGGTAACACCAGATACATCAGTACCGGTTTGTGAAGGTCCAGTTAGTAGTAAATTTACATCTACTGTTTCACCATCTTTAAACAAGTCATAAGAAAGTGCTAACTCACCATTTGTTGGTGCGTTATCATCTGTACCACTTGCTAATGAACTAGTGAAAAGTGCTGTAGCACTTGAACCAGCATTATCGAATGATTGTGATTGTTTAACTTTACCTGCGTCAGCAAGTGTAGTGTCGTGATCCATCCAGTAAATGAAATCTGATTGATTATAAATTACATCAGCGTAAAAATTAGTCGCTCCTGAAGTAGTCTTAGCGTCAGACGCTTGAGATAAACCTTCATAAGATTCTAAAATTGTTCCAGCAGCACCAGAGATACCGCCATCTTCATCTATTACGATTATGTGTAATTCGTCATTTGATCCACCATTATTTGAAACATCAGTAGTAGTTCCAGGTGCAGAGTTAAACTGGTCAAAATATTTCCAGTATCTCTTAATAACAGCGTTGTCAACAACAGCTTGTTTTAATCCTGTGCCACCACCTTGGGTGTTTCTCTTAATAGTTAAATTGTTTGAACTAATACCTGTGATCTCATAGTATTCGCCAGATGGTGCTGAAGTGAATGCTCCAGAAGCGTCTCCGAATTCTATTAAGTCGCCAACAACAAATTCTGAACCAGTATCAACAGCGACCACAGTAGCGCCGACAGCGACACCTGATCCTGAATTTACTAGAGAAGTTGCGGTAGAAGCATAAGCATTTGCGTTAGTACACATAGAAACTTGTAAATTGTTTCCGTGTGTTCCTGCAGTTCTTGCTGCCCATAATCCTACATTGGCTTGACCACTTGCATAGTTATCTTGATAGTGTGTTGTGCTTTTAATTTGCACGGCAGTACCTGAAACACAAGCGTTAAGATTGCCTGTATTTGCACGAACCACCTTTAAAGTGTTAGCGTACTGTAAAAAGTTAGCAGCAGTAAAGAAATACTCAAAAGTATTACCATCGGGTTTACCGAATACATCTACTAGTTCTTTTTCTGAAGAAATTTGTGTAATTTCATCAATGGGACCTTTTTCAGATACTATTACCATTCCGCCGATACTTGTTGCGACAGCAGGTATAATATTTGTTAGATCCGTTTCTTTTACGAGTACACCTGGTGATAATTGAAATGCCATAGTGTTTTCTCCTTAATTATTTAAAATAACCCTTACTTTTTGTCAACCCTATCAATATTTATAAGTATCAAAAACTAGACTATCTCACTATATCTACTGGAGACCATATATCTCCATACTCATCCACTTCAGGTTCGTGGTCATTTATTCCGTCATCCATAAAACCGAATGGTGCCATATCTTGTTCTAATGCATTTTGTTGCTCAGCGAAGAGAGCATTACGCATATCATTATCAGTTAACTCTTTAAAATATGCCTGATTTGCCAACCAAGAGAATATAACTAGACACATAACTAAATCGTCATTACAACCATCCTCTGCTTCCCAAGACTTACCTCTAGATATAAAGGTTGATAATTCAGCAATCGTATCGAAATCTTGTACTAAAAGTTTGTCGCCTTCAATAAGTGATTTTAAGTTAGAACATCCTACTCTTTTTGCTGCCTTTGTCATTCTAAGACCCAGAGAAGAACCTCTACCACTAAATCCACCACCTAGTATTTGTCCTGATCTACCTTTTTGAGTACACATTAACATATTATCATACTCACATTCAAATTGCATAGCGTCTGCTACTTGTTGACCTAAATCATTTGTTTCAATCAGTACATATGCATAATTATATTTTCGACATATCGTATCTATTATGTTTGGAAAGACAACAGGTTTAATTTCATTACTTCTATATTTCGCAACCATCTTATATGGCATTTGCGATACATCAAAAATAACAAAAGCGGAATAATCATTATTAGTACCTCTCGATACATCAACCGTACAAGCGTAGGTGTGATTTTCTTTTGGCATTTCAAATATATCAATGTCATTACTTCGTTGTGGGTCTACATGAGCTAGTGATTTTAATTTTGTAGCATTGATAAGAGTATTAACTGAACCTAAGAATTCACACTCAAACTCGGTTTGAAATTGTTGTTCACTTGTATTCTTAATTGTCTCTTCTTTCCACTTCTCATCTCGACCAGGTACTTCTCGCCAAGATACTTCAATAGGAATGTATGTATTGTTTTTGTTTACAGCGTCAGTCCATATTTTGTAAAACATATTCATTCCGTGTGGTGTAGAAACCATCATAATCTTTGATGATTTACCAGAAGAAATTGTAGGATAAACTGAACTAAAGAATTCATCAGCAATATTGTTAGGAATATATGCGAACTCATCTAAGAATATTATGTTAAAAGAACCACCACGAATAGCAGATGATGAAGTTGCGGCAGCAACAATCTTAGAACCATTTTCTAATTCTAATGAACCTTTGTTCCAATTCATTACGCCTTGTTGCATCCATTTAGGTAGATGTTCGTATGCAAGTTGTAAACGACCTAATAGATCACGAGCAGTAGATGATTTGTTGGCAAGAATAGCAACATTTTTATTTTCGTTAAATAAAACATAATGTAATAGATATGCAATAATGATTGTTGATTTACCAGACTGTCTTGGTAGTTTACAAATTGTAAATCTATTATTGTGAAAAGTATCTACCATCTTTTCTTGAAACTTATACATTTTAAATGGTACAAGACCTTTGTCAATGGTTACAATGTTTATGAAGTTAAGAATAAAGTATTTAGGATCGTTGATACATTTCTGTAATTCAACAATCTGCTCTTCAGTAAATTCTGAAGTAGTAAATGCTTTCTTTAAATTAGGATTACCGAGATACTGTTCTCGTTGTTTAAGATTTTCCATCTTTATTGTTTTTCTTTAGAAGTTTTTGTAATTCATTTGTAGAACCAATGTACAATGCGTTGGTCACATTCTTAGGACCAGTATCAGGTACTTCTTTTAATCTTCTAAGACCTTGTTGTAGTCTTAGTAAATCTTGAGATACTTGACTTACTGTTTGAATTAATTGACCGGCAACCTCATATGTTCTTGGGTGTTCACTTTCTTTTGCAAGTGATAAAATACCATCTACAGCTTCATTACCTTTTTCAATTAACTTGTAAAGGTTTGCTCTGCCGTGTTCAAAGTCATCTTGAGGATCATTTGATTCTGGTATTACAGCCACTTCCTGTTTCTTTACAGGTGCAGGTGCCAAAATCTGTTCAGCGGTTACTTCTAAAATTTCATTTAGTTTATCATCAATTTTGCTCATGCTATTATTTAGTAGAAATTATTTGTCTGTTCCAGACTGTTCATCATAATTTAATCCATCTTCAAAGAAATCTAATGTTTCTGTAAATGTGTAATCATCATCAGCGTCAGCACCTGA